AACAATCTTTTGGTACAGTATTAATTAGTTCAGCACTACAATCGGCCAATGTCCACTCCTCATTTGCAAATCTGGATTTGCTTAAACTAGATAGCAGCAACTGCATGTGGATGGCTTGTTTAGCATTATATTCAGACACAGCTGGGGTAGGAATTGGTTGCAGGCCTAACCTAGAATATCCACTTTTTCTAGCATAATACAATATTACATGTTCTTTTCTCGTCAATTCCCAATACTTGATTTGTGATTTTAAATCTTTAGGACCCTCTTCAATTAGAGTCAAAATGGAGTCTTGCAGAGCATTGAAACGTTCTGTCAGTGTCTCCTGTGTCTCCACCATCGTCTTCTGCAATGTCTAAGTGACTGGCAAATTTTCTAAAAAAACATGCCCAGGATTCATTAGTTATAATATATGCACTTTCTCCAGATTCAGTAGTTGGCAATTTATTAGGGAAATTAAAGCATCTAATTCTACTATGTAAATATTTTAAGGACGTTTCTGCTAAAACATCTAAATTTGTAGACACTAACAATGGTGGCAGGTTCAGCTGAACCGGCATTCTGTGCTTTGCATCTATAGAAAAGGGGTTACCATCCATAGCATTTCTTAAATGTACATCCATATATTGCCAACATGGAAATGTGGCATCATCTAATAATCCTAATTTGCAATCTAATAAAGGCATTAACCAAAATTGGCTTTTACTATTCATGTAAGAAATTACATTACCTTTAAAAAATTTTAACATAGTAAAACAAAACATTGATTTGCCCGTGTCTGGTGGCCCCCAAAATACTAAACAATTTTTTTTGGGTTGTCCTTTTAAAAATGGTTTTAAAGCTATAAGGAATTCAACAAAATTTATATTTTGAAATCTTAGAAATTTAGCAATTATTTTCCAGTCAGATTCAGTCTCATATTCAGAACAACATTTATTAATCCATGCTGACATGCTTAACTGCCTTAATTCATATCTTTTATAATGTTTTACCATTGTTGCGCAGTCCCTTACATACTTTGCTTGATTGTTGCTTTGCAAAAAAGCTGCTGCGTTAGCACTTTCTGTAGCAGCCATAGCATAATTGTAAGCTATTGTTGGTTCATCAGTATAATCGTGATCAAATGCCCATTGTATCATGTCAGACAAATTAAATGTTTCTTGACTACCTACATGATGATCTAATAGCAATTGTCTTGCTAACCAATCAGGAAATTCTCCAAATTTAAATGAAACATTTGACAAGGATCTTTTATAAAAATATAATGCTACTGCTACACTCCTTAGTTTTGGTGGCTCACACAACAATTGATAATCTTTAACATTTAACATTTTTGTTAACATATTTATGAGTGTTTCTCTACTTTTTGCAGTTTTAAATTCAATTAAATATAAAGCGTAAAATCCTACAGTAATTACTTGAACAAACTCAACATGTTGCTGTAAAAGAGTTTTTGAAGCATTCAATACATCCTCTGCAGCATTACATACTGCAACAACCCAGTTTAGTGAACACGTTTTATTACTTTTATACAATCTAGTAAGTTCTGTATAACTGACTCCAAACACTTCTTTGAATTTACTAAGAATAGTAGCTTTCCTATTACTACATTTTAAAAGGTCCAAAGTTTCATCCGCTTCTGCCGGAGGATTACTGTCCGACAGTACCTGGTCAGTACATGAAGCTTCATCTTCCTGAAATCCACTGTCCTGAAATAATCGTCTTTTACTTTTTCCTTCTCCAGTTAATTTTACAGCTTCCAGTCTTGGACTCAGCTCCGCAATACACTGCTGCGGGCTTTTATAATACTTTCGTTTTAAGTCTGTTATTGCTTTATTGCAATCCTCTGCTATTTGTCTGTTGTAAAGCTCAAGGGAATTTCCCTGAGAAGCATTATCCACATCGTCTATCAAATTTGAAACATCAGACCCATCTGTACTTTCTTCAAACAAATTTTCCAAAGAATTAATATCATTTAAACACTCGGCTTCATTCACAACGTACCAACTACAGTCAGTTTCAATAGTTTCAAAAGTTTCTGTACCTTTAGTTAGGTCTGCCATTCTGAAGTCTTCCCTTGGAGCACTTTGTACAAACAAGAGACAATTGTGCTTGCAATAGAAAGCTTAAATTACAAACAGCTGTGGAGGTTGCTAAAATACAAAGCCTGACACTTGCTTTACAGGTACCGCAACAGGTGTCAACCCAATACGGATGTCGCTCCTCCTCTTCAGGGTCAACATCAGGCGACAAACTTTCTTCTGCAATAAGATTTTGAGGTAAAACTAAATCCTCTAATTCTATATTTATATCCTCTTTAGTAGGTTGCAAACCAATCATTTTGGAAAACAATCACGACACAAACCTCTCCACTGACTTCTAACAACGTGAAACCAATCGTCCTTACAAACAAGATCGTATTTTTCAGCAATATCTAATGTTTTTAAGCATTCATAACATCTAACTAATAATGCATGCAAGCGACACTTAGATACTGATTCAATATTTACAGATCGAACAGAGCATTGGTAATAGTTCTCAAACTCATACCGTGCAGACAAGCGACAACACTTAATACAACAAGCAAAATACTGAGCGTTTCTAAGTACCAAACTAAGATTTTTGCAAGCAAAAGCAGCAAGATCTTGAGTAGTAAGAATATGGCTACAAAATATACACGGTAAATGCACACTAAAAAAAGAACAGTTATAGCATTGACAATACTGTTCCAGGCTCCTCGGTAAATTGCTTTCCATCTGTGGAAATATTTAGCAAAGTCACCAAGCATTTTAAAGAATACCAATGACGGTCCTTATATATCCTTCAGCATAATAGTTGGCAACAATCACTATTAAAGGAAGTAAAGATACCACTCCCGGTACAAAGGCAAACAGCCAGTAACAGAAGTGGTATTTGCCAAACTTTGATTCACCTCTACTCGCTTCTACTTGCTTTTGGCTGTATCTCCTTTAATAAATCTTTTTAACAGTACCACAAACGGTATTCTATGTCCGTTGGCGCCAACTTTCTTACCAGAAACGGTTAGTAAATCGCCAGAGGCAGTTGTCAGCGATGAAGGATAATAATGTTTACTATTTAAATCCAGGTGTATATATCCAGGGGTGTAGCTAAATAACGACCCCATGAGTCAGATATTTCACAGTAATATTTATTGAAATGCATTCCAGACCACAAGCATAGACAACATATTATTCACATTCTAGTTTGCACGCCTGCGTTTTGCACGCTTAGTACCACTTGCAGAAATATTACTGCGCACCCTTTTTGTTCTAATATAATTATCTGAACCTGTGTAAGATCTTTGTAAACCAGTCTGAAATAAAAATTTTCTTCCTAATGGAAACTGGGTAAGTTCAGAAGAAAAGCGTTCTGTTAAATCCACTGTCCAAAAGCTGTATTTCTTATAAGGATCTTTATTTTCTGTTTCTGAATCATCTGGAGGGCATTTAGTTGCCAAAGAACGAATATATCTGTAGTTATCCTCAATACTTTGAGGAGGTGGAGGAACAAATGCTAGCTGCCAATTTTCAAGTATACTGGGGTCCATTACATTAAGATGCGCAAGAATATCTGGGTCAAGTGGTACTTTACAAAGTTGAAACACAAGCTCAACATCATATTCTTCTACGTGTCTTAAATACTGGTTAAAATCTGAAGCTTTATAAGCATACTGAGGTGGATTAGGAACAGTATCACCCTTATTATATACTGATATAGTAAAGTTAGTGTTTCTAGTATTGTCAACTACTGTTAAAAATAAATTATTATTCCAGCATACTGCATTATTAGGACCCTGAGCCTTTTGAATCCAATATGGTCTGTTAAAAAGCTGTCCTTCACTAGAAACAAGAGAACCACTAACAGTAGGGAAATACGTATATGACCCGAGATGTGTTTGAGGTAGGTTATCTCCATTACGAGCAGGATTAAAAAATACCTGCTCTTTTCCTTCTCCAGTACCATCTGGTAATGAGTCTCCATCAGTGCCTGCTCTGGCAAAGTAATGTCTGGCATAAGCTTGTTCTTTTTTAGTAAAGAAGAAGCACTTATCACCATAGACATCCTGTTCCATTTTTATTAAATCTGGCCACTTACAAATACTATCAACAATATCTAAAGGAACCCCTGATTTATCTTCCTGTAATGCTCTGAAGTTAGCTGCTCCAAATCCTATGTCACACATATCCCCATCTTCTATAACTGTATTTAGCAACTGTATGGGAGGACACTGTCCTTGATTTACCTCACCATCACAAGGTTTCGCTACATCCCAATGTTCTCCCAGGGCGGGTTCACAACCAACTATTAACATTTGAACCTGTTTGGGGTCCATGCTAACATTTTGTCTTTGCTCATCAGTTTCTTCAGGAGGGTATTGATTTGGGTTTTCTGTATCTGCTACCTTGTTAAATAAAGGATGTCCTGTTGTACCTAGTCCTAGTGGCCCTCCTCTACCTAACTGCAATCCTCTTAGTTTCCATACTAAACGTTCCCTTTCTGAATTAAATACTGTTTTGTCAATTAAGGCAAACTTGTTAGGATCTGGTAAAATACAGCGAAAGACTCTGTACTGGGATCCAGATACCTTAGGAACAGCTAATGTACCAGGAATGGCAGTATTTGGAATTTCAAAGTATGGGTGCCCAACAGTTAATAAACGTTCAGAAGAAGCATGAAAAAATAAATTTGTGCCGGTAACATAATCATCTGTATTTAACACCTTTGCCACTGGTTTTGCTGGAGGTAGATATAATGTTCCTGATTGTTGCAGCCACAATGTCATCTGAAAAACAAGTTAAAACACCTCTGAGTATTTTCGTTTACGGGATTTCATTAATGCAGGATGTAAATAAAAATCTGGACCATATGGATCAATTTGTACTAAAGGAGTGATATTCGTAGTGGTTGGAGTCAGAGGCACAAGTGGTTCTACATTATAATTAACAACTGCATATTTAGCAAAATAATCTGGTGTGAATAGTTTTGGAGCTACATCTGTAAGCAGAAGAGGTACAACAGTTTGCTCATTTTCTTCTGAAGTTATAAAAGTTAGATGGCCTTCATTAAAGGTGTCTTCTAAAACATCAATTAGATATTCCTCACTAATACTGTCTTCAAATGCAGGGTTAACAAATGTGTTACTACTTAGTTCATCTACAATACTGAATGTGTCAGATGAATCATGTAAAACTTGTAACTCTATTGATTCTGGATCAGGCTGCACAGGGCTTAAATCATAAAAGAAATGTACTTTTTGAGTTAACACTTTACCACTTCTGGTACTTATTTTACCTCTGGTTCCCAATCTGCTAAAACGTATGAGGCCTTCATTAGTTTCTGAAAATTGAGGCCTTTCTAATCTAATAACGTCTGTAAATGTTGGATCAGGAGCCGCTGCTAAGCTTTCAAGGTCTCTTTCAAAGGTCAATGTGACGTCATCAGAAAAGGCGGGATTTTCAAATTCAAATAAAATTGCGCGGGAAGGTTGACCTAGAAACGCAGGGTTTCTAGTTGCTGCTTGTTCAACAAATCTATTGTATAATCGTCTGGCGCGCCCCACTGCTGTTTCTAATATCCGAGCTGGAGTACTTGTCCTTGGAATATTTTCTTCTATTTCAAATTCTGCTATTGTATTTATGGGAGAAAGCTCAATTTCCTCTCCTACGTTAATTCCAGAATAATTAGGATCTACAAATACATTAATATCTGAGGGTGCAGGAATGTTACTTTCAATAATAGTTATAGCATTGTCTACTCTAGGATTTTCAACTGCTATTCTTGGAGGCACTGGATCTAGAGGTGTAACATCTAAAATAGCAATTTCTGATTGACCATGTGTAACTGTAGGATGACCAGCAACTGTGTTAATATCTTCAAATATATCTATATTAGTTAATACTTCATAATCACTTATGCCTGTACCAGGGCCCGCACCTGTACTAATAACAGTGGGATCAGGTAAGCCAGCTTCGTTTAAAGGCACAATAGATGGAGCTGAAGGATTTACTGGTCGTGGTCTATTTCCTGCTGTTCCTATAGGATCAATACGAGTTCCGAATGTATTGGGCCTACTAGGCCTAGCTGGTCTAACTGATGGTATATCTGTGATTTCAGGAACAGTATCAGGTACCGCTTCTGGTATAGGTACCGATTCCGGTATTGGTCTGAACCCTGTTGCACTTCCAGCCCCAGATCCACTACCTATACCCAAACCACCCAAATATATAACACTCCCAAATATTTTTAATAAAATATCAGCAAGTGTGTTTTGTTCTACTTTATTTACTACATCAGGTGGGCAATTTCCAGTTATTTGGCATTGTTTATAAATGTTTTCAACAGTATCACGTTTAGCACGTTTTGCTTTATACATTTTATAAAGATTCTAAATTGCCATAAGCAAAAGTTGTGTGTTTTGGTAATCTAACAAACTTTAAAAAATGCTGTCTTTGTGCCTCTGATTCAAAAGCTAAAAGCATGCGACTTTGAGTGCAACCATGTCCCAGCCATCTCCATACATTGCTGCAGTTACTAAAAAGCTGCCTAGTTTTAATTTTATTCCTCCAGCATTTTAGGTTATTTGCAGGACCTTTTAATATAAGGATTGGCGGATCCCGAGCTTCTGCTTGAAGACGTTGAAGTCGTCCCAGACCCGATCGCGGAGGGAGTCGATGTCCAGCTCCAACCTGTGAAGGAGTTGGCACAGCAGATCGTTCAGGGGAGTCGACGGAGGCACGTCTTCTTCTTTTTGGTATGGTACCGGATCGTTCTCCTTCTCCTCGTCCCCTATCTCGAAGACTAGACGTCGGTTGTGCGGAGGTTGAAGAGGTGATGGCGCTGACCTCTTGTGTAGGTCGTCGACGTTTCGGCGATGGGGTCTGGGAGTCCCTGGAGGTAGAGGGCTCGGCGTATGATTTTTGGGAGGATTCTGCTGACCTCCTGACGAAGCTGGAAGAGGACACAATAGTTGTATTGCTATAATGCACAGTCCATTGTCCTGTTACTCCATATTTGTCTGCATCTGCCCCAAATAGCACAAAATACACTTGATCACCATTCAATTCAGTAAAATAAAGTCCATTTTCATCTACCTTGCCTTCCACTTTTTGCCATTCATCATTAGAATCTTGATAATAAATGTCTCTCCAATTGGTGTATGGAAATGCTTTACTTTTTTCATTGTCATACCAAACTTCTACAGTAAACCCACGTTTTTTAAAACAATCTTTTGGTACAGTATTAATTAGTTCAGCACTACAATCGGCCAATGTCCACTCCTCATTTGCAAATCTGGATTTGCTTAAACTAGATAGCAGCAACTGCATGTGGATGGCTTGTTTAGCATTATATTCAGACACAG